GTTATCTTTAAGGAGAGACATTATTTTCTACCATAACTAGGGTATGTTATACCGTTTTTAATTCTCCAAGCTTCCTGACTCATTCTTCGTTTTTGGATGACTGCTTGCTGCTCAGCTTTTGGATTTGGAAGTTGTTTAAGCGTAGCAAAGGCAGTAGATTTAGCTTCGTTAAGAAGATAACTAAACATTTGCACTGGCATATCAGGGACAAAATTATCACTCATAGTAAAAACAGGAGATCTCTTACCAAAACAATGTGTTTTACTATTCTGTAAAGTAGCTTCTACAGCAGAGTCATATCCATCAAATACTAAATACTCATCATCAAAAGAAGTAAAATAAGTAGGGGCTTTATCATTAAAGATATTTAATTTAACTCCAGTATTATCAGATACTACAGTAATATTAGAATTAGTACTAAGGCGTTGATCTACAATTTCAAGGAATTCTTCAGGAGTTTTATACTCTATTACTTTAAATCTATTACGAGTTTCTCCAGATTTAAAAGCATTATACTTAATCCAATCCAGATCAATAATATCTTCTGGAAGTTTCATATGAGTAGGTTTAGCAGAGGTACCATTACCATCTAACTGAAACAACTCATGCATCCAAGGATAATCTTTACCATCAATGATATTATAGTAAGAGGATTTTACAATTTGAGCTACTTGAAGAGATTCAGTACTATCTGTAATAGAGTTTACTTCATCAGAATTCATATCTGAGAGAATATCTTGAACAATATCAAGAAGAGTCATTTTAGCCATAATTTACTCCGAGAGTCTTACTGCTGTAAGCCCAGATTCAACTACTGTAATGTTTGTACTAGAAGATGTACCATCTCCAGCTGTTCTTACTGAAAGGGATTGTCCTGCTGTAGCAGATATAAAACTTGTAAAAGAAACAGAAAGTCTTTCTGCTCCGGCTGTCTTTTTATCTACCGTAAGAATTCTGCCAGTAGATGTGTCATTTAAAGCAAATCTAAAGTTATACTTAGAACCTGCAGCAATAGCAGCAGTATCAAAACTTACCCAAAAGGTTACAAGATACTTACCTGCCTGTGACAAAGTAATATATCCATTAGTAGCATCGGTAGCCAACCCAGAAGTAATTCCTGCTGTCCATTCTGCTGTAGGGTTTAGTTTTGCATAGGCAGAGGCAGCACTTAAAGTTTGCGCTGTAACACCAGCATCAATATAGATTTCTCCATAAAGAGAGGCAGGAGGGAACTGCCAACTACCACCACCAGTACCATTAGATACATATACCTTTCCGGCTGCAGCAGCGGCTACACCCTTTGGCTCATGGATATCTGGATCAGTAATTAGAGAATGTTGAATTGTCATTTTGGGTCTTTCTAGAAAAAAGGGGAACTACCAAATAGCAGCTCCCCTCTCAAGCTTAGGAGCTTTTAGCTGTTGTAAACATACTCTACAACAACACGACCAGCACCAGCAGTCAGATCGGTATCAGTACCAGCAACTACCAGTTCTCCGGCAGTAGCACCAATACTCTTACCAACCAAAGCACCAGTACCAGTTACAACTCCACCATCAACTGCAATAGTAGTTTGAGTTGCATTTGCAGCAGTAATCAAACCATCATTGTCAATTTCAACACCTGCAGAAGTTTGCAAGCCTACAGTAAGATCCGTAGTTGTTGAAGTTGAAGCGAATGGAGTATCTACAATCAAACGAGCAGATACAATAGTTGCTCCTGCTGGGATAGTAAATTGAAGGTTACTAGCGCCAGCAGCAGGCAAGGTGAGATAAGTAAAATCCCATACAGCACTTTTGATAAGGCCTACGCCATTACCTTGAGCACCATATTGGCCCGTAGTTGTGCGGACGCCATAGTGGTTAGCTACAGCCCGCTTTGCATCAAGTTCGATTCCCATTTAAGTTCTCCTTGGATTAGTAGGTGGAGGCACTGGTGAGAATTACACCAAGTGTATCCAGACGTTGTACACCGAAGCCAAAGCGAGAAGTTACTTGGAACTTATCAGCACGTTCAGCGGACTCTCTCCAACCTTCGGTTTGAGGAGCACGACGCCAAGCATGCATAACAGGTTTGCAAGAATCATCAGCAACACACATGAACAGATTAGCTACGTCACCAATTTCAGCAGTATCATTAGCCAGACCATAGCTAGAAGCGTTCAAAGCTTCTGTAGCAGTCTTAACAGGCAAGTAGTTCGAAGTCCAAATGTCGAAACCAAAGATGTTCTTAACGAACTTATGGTCGCGGGCAAAGCCGCTAGTAACAATACCTTCAAACATTGGGTTATTAGATACGTTTACCAGATTGGACAAACTATTCAAAGTAGCTTCAACGATAGGATCTACAACTGCAATACGACCACCAGCAGGAACGCCTGCCTTATCAAATGCCAACTTCATAGCAATGAAGTCTTGCAGAGTCATATTACGGGAAGTGCCACCAGAGCCACCAGCAACCCAACGATGTGGGCGACCATTTACCAAGTTTACGTTGGCATTGGTTTGACCAGCATTAGCTACAGACAAGAAACGCGATTCATGGTTTTCACCAAGAGCACGAGTCGATTCCATAGCACGCATAGCCATCAAGGTGTCTACTTGTGAGCCATCTTCACGAAGATCATCAGATACTTTCCAAGCATCACCAACATAATCAGTAATTGCCAGAGTGATAGTACCAGTGTCGATCGGGCTAAAGTTAAGAGGAGTATCCTCGGCTGCATCTTGAATAGTTACAGTACCAACTGTCTTGATGTTAAGAGTAGTGCCAGAACCGAAGTCCGATACATCTCTCCACATGCCTTCAGGCAGAAGATAGTCATGCAAGTTATCCAGAATGAACTGAGAATACTGTTGGGCTTCAATAAAAGCCGTAGTATTATTAGTCAATTGAGACATGATTATTCCTTATTAATTAGAAGAAAGTTTTTGTTTAACCTTCTCACCAGCAACATGCCAAGCAGCTGTAAGATCTTTAGTAGTAGCCCCTGTACGCACTTTTGCAGAAAGCTCGGAAGGAGCCTTATTTGTCTCTAGTGCTAGAGTATTAATACTACCTTGGGTCTTACTAGTAGGAGTGTTTTTATTAAAGATTCCTGCTAGTTTTAATACAGCAGCTGGGGAAGTTCCAGCAAGTTGGTTGAGCTGTGCAATACTTAGACCAGCCTCTTTAGCAATTTGAGAAAACACTGTTTCTGCACTATCTCCATGAACTTCTTTAAAAGAATTCACAACAGATGTTACATTTTCTTTTACTCGTTTTGCTCGTTCTTTTGCTTCAAGAACTTGGTCAATAGAATGCACTAAGGTATCTTGGTCTAGTCCAATAGGTTGTGGTGTCTCCACAGGTTGTTGGCTAGTGCCAGACTTAATTTCATCTAGAAGCTCTTGTGCAGTTTTACGCTTTACCAGTTCATCCTTTAATTGAGCCAATTCTTGCTCAAGTGTTTGGATATGCTTTTGGGCATGTGGAACAGATTTAAGGGCATCTTCTACGCTAGAATACTTCTTACCTTCTCCAACAATTTCTTCAAGTCCTGTCGGGATAGATGAAGCGGGAGGCTTAGGTTGCTCTGATGTTCCGTTGTCTGGATCATCAAAAATTGTTGCATCAGTCACTACTATTCTCCTTGGTCAGGATTAGGGATTAAAGCACTTATTTTATTAAATGCTTTTTGAAAACCTAATTGGAATGCTTGGTATTCAGACCAATTAGGATTACTAAAGGCAGACTCATCAAGAGTCTTTCTTCTAGATAATTCAGTTTGTTCTTGGAAATACTTTAACAACTCTCGATAAACTTCTACTTTTGTTAAAGATTTTCCTTTTTCAGATTTTAAGTCCATAAAACTATTATAACACACTTTTAGTAAAAAGTCAAGCTATTATAATAGATTTTCTTCAAGGGGAGTTGCATTTTGAATTTCAAGAGATTCAGAAGCCTGTTGCATAAGTGCTTGAGTCTCTTGTTGTTCAGAAATAGCAATATTATCTTGGATAAAGTCATATTGTTCAAAGCCCATATACTCTTCGATCATATTAGCCATTCTTTTACCAGATACATGAGGAGCAATCATTTGTCCTACAGGACTATTAAATACCCCTACCATATTTTGTAACAACTGAGCTCTTGCTGCATAATGGCGTGCCCCAATTGGACGAAGTTTACCTGTAGCAGTAATATCTTCTTGGGTAATAGATACAAAGTCTGCTACACCAAGATCATCATCCATTACTTTAGTAAGTTCTGCAATATCCATATTTCTACGAGCTACTTCTAACATAGTATTTAGAACAGGCTCAATAAACTCAATTTCAAATTTATTAACTTTGTGTTGAAAGATTCTGCCAGCAGCATTTTGGAGTTGTTGTACCTCAAAAGCAGTCTTTTCTCCGGGACTACGAATACCCATAGCTTCTTTAGGAGCTCCTGCCATCTCTTCCATAAGCATAAGTAAAGCAGCGATCTCATTATTAACTTGAAAAGCTGCAGCATTAGGAGCCATTGCTTCAATGTCTCCATCTTCAGGGAGATGGATAGAAGCTAAAGGAGCCCATTCAAAAGGCTCAACATCACCTTTAATTTTCATTGGGGGATGGATAGTTAAGTCTAGAGCATCTGCTTTAAGATTTTCAAGATGATCTACTCTGTATTGCATACCTACTAGATTATCTAGTGGGCCCATAGCATATAGATTATCTGGCCTTGGTCTCCAACCAACATGATGTTTAGTATCCTCTCCTAACCAAGAATTACTTTCTTGATTACGGATAACATAGCTTCTATCTACAATAGTAATTAACCTACGCTCTAGAAGCTGATCCTTATCTTCATCATAAATATCTCCCTCAAACTCAAGAATCTCTACTAGACCTGATTGATAATACTCAGAAAGAGATCCAAAGCCATCTACTATATAAGCCTCTGCTTTGTTTACATCTTCCATTCTAAAAGCAGATATATTTTTACGAGCTTCTACTGCTTTAAGAAATGCAGCATTATCATAGTTTAAATCTGGTCTGGAAAGAACGTCCTTTTTAAGTTCTCCAATTGTTTTTAAAGACCTTGTAAACTTAGGACTCTCTTTAAAAGAGTTTGCTGTAGGGTTAAAAATAATATCATGTGGAGAGACCCTGAGAAGCTTAGGACCTCTATAAATGGTATGTTTTAGTCCAGAAATAGGATCTTCTTTTTCTGTATTTACATAGATAACATCACCAAAAGCATTGCCATAATCAATATAGTCATATACAAGTTGAGAGATTGTCTCTCTAAAATTTGATTGGCGAAGCTTATTCTTCATGTAAGCTTCAATTGCCCTTCTCTTTTTAGAAGTAACCGAGTCTAGATTATACCCTTCCCATTTTAACCAGTTATCATTTGGGAATAAAGCATCCATGTAGTTAGCATGGAGGTTGTCTCTAATTTGAGTAAGCTTTGGAAGAGTTGTTTTGTTTTTCCAAGGAAGCTTAGAATTAGTGGTTTTAGTTGTATCAGTAGCAAAAAGATAATTGCGGAGCTCTCGCCATTCTTTTTCTTTTTCACTTCGCTGGATGTACCAACGATTGTATAGACCTGCTAGTTGCTTAGCAAGGTTTTCTCTATTAAGAATTTGTTCTATTTGTGCGACTTTACCAGCCATAATTTTTCCTAGTAGCTAACCCCGCCGAAGCGCGAGTGTGTTACAACATTTGAGTTAAGGAACATACTCTGAACTCTGTTCTTTGGGATTACAGCAATATCTATTGAGTTTGCAAGAGCATCCTTAATATCATCATGAGGAGGGTGCTGCATAACTAATTCTTCTTCTAATGATTGACAATTCCCACCCCTATAGTGCCAAACTTGAAGATTATCATACTTAGGTTCTAATATAGCTGAAATACGCTCTTCTTTATCACCCATACTTCTTGTGGGCCTAAACTCGTCAATCGTAAGGGCAAGGCCCGCAGGCTTAATATAAGATTCTTTAAGTTCTTTTACAATAGTTTGTTGAGCTACTGTTACTTCAGCCCTAAGCTTTCTAAAACCCCATTTTTGATGGGCCTTAAGAATATGATTAAAATACTCTGTAATTCTATCAGTTTTAAATCTGTCAATATCTAAAATATAATAGTTACCTAAATGATCTACTCCAATAACTACAAGTGCAGTAGAGTCTGCTTTTTTACGCAAAGAGAACGCAAAGTCAATTGCTGCATAAACATTTAGTTTCCTATCCTTTAAGTACCAATCCCCCTCTTTATTTGTTAAGAGGTTTCTTTCATAGTATTGAAACTTATCTGAGTTAATTCTAGAGTTCTCAAGGCTATTTGGATTATTATAGTATTGTGCATAAAATTGGGTTGTATCTACATACTTAGCCTTAATTCTAGCTAATTCTCTATCATCAAATCCAAAAGCTTTTCCATCAATTCTTTTTTGCTTAGGCCAGAGAAACTCACCATTAGTCTCTACTACTTTTTGGTAGAGCTCATAAACTTCATTTTCTTCTTCAAGATCTCCATCAGAATTATAAATTTCCTCTTTCATAGAAATCATAGTGTCATAAATATCTTTAGGATGGTATCTGGTCCCCACTACCCATTCATATGCTCCGGGATTTTCAATAGAAGCTAGTTGAGAATAAGCAGAAGCTACCTTATCCCTACCTTCTTCTGTATAAGCGTTACTTGGAACAACAATATCATCAAGAATAACTACATCAGCATGGAAGCCTGTAGTGTTACTTGTAAGACCTACTGCCTTACAGGTAGCATCACGAATACCTTCTTGTTTTCTTTTAGGATGATCTACTGCAATTTCCGCGACAGCCCACTTTTCTCGTTTACCTTCATCAATGTTAATCATTTCAGGCCAGTATCTACGATAGATAAGGCTATCTATAATATTCTTAATTTGATAAAGCTGTTTTTCAGCTAAGTCTGCAGTAGCAGATACATACAGAATAGTAGTTTCTGGATGATTTGTAATCCACCAAGCTGCTCTATAGGCAATAAGTTTACTTTTTAAATGTCCTCGTGGAAGTAATACAAGCTGGTTGTTTTTTGCTTCTGATCTGCTCCACCAATTAATTAAGTCTTGGTGAATAGATCCTAATAGCATATGGGGGGCTACTAGTTTTATAAATGTAGCAAGGTCAGCTTCAGCAGCTTCTCTAATTTGATCTACTTTAATTTGCACTAATTATTTATCCACTTTAGAATCTAATTTAGAGAAAAGTCGTTCTAACATTGCTTCAATTTTATCAAACCTACTCTCCATGTCATCTTTACGGACATATGACGTAGGCAGGTCAACTTCAATTTTTTTAATATCTCTTTTTAAGGAATCCACCGCTTCCCAGATAGTTTTGCCGAGCCATCCAAATACTCCCATAACGGCACCAAAAATTAGATTTAAAAGGTCCTGATCCATGTTCTGCTTTCTTATTAATTAGTTTCGTGCCATGTTATTAGGGCATTAAGTTGATCTCTACATTGTTTATACTGCTCAAAATTCTCTACTGCATTACCAAGTACTACTTCATCGGAATAGGTTCTGGTGGTCTTTTCAGGAGCTCTTGTGGGGGCTTCGGACAGACTTCCTTTGAGGGCATCATTCCACAGCCTACTAGCCCCATCATCAAAACAAATATGACCACGAGTTTCATCTTTTACTTTCTCCTTAATCGTTCTGTATACTATCTTTGTTTTAACTTCCTTTTCTTGAAGTTTTTTAACAAACTCTCTGCTTATAAGATCATATGCTTTGTAAGCTTCTAGTTTAGCTTCAAGTTCTTTTTTAACTTCTAGTTGTGCTGCTTTATCTCTAGATTGATAACCTTTATAATAAGCAAATCCATGAGAGACTGTACTAATTAAAATAAAACTTAAGATAACCCAAGGATTAGTTAGTAACCCATACATTGCTTATACTCCGCAGTACGTCTATTAGTTAAACCTTTAATAGGGACCAAGGGACATTCCCATCTTTTCTTTTTATCATTCCAGATTTTTGGTTTACTACAATCTCTAACTTTATCAAAATCTAGAATTGTTTTACAAGCAGCTTCGTATTGTTTAGCTTCGATCTTACGAGGAATAGAGGAGTTGCAAAAAGCACTTACTCCTACATTAAAAGCTAGACTACTGTAAGCATCAAACTCATGTTGATATAGATCACCAACTATACATTGTTTAATGCCTTCACTATGCTTATTCAGATCTTTAAGAAGGAGGGCCATTCCTCTATCAACTGTTATAGTATCTCCGGGTTTTACATTTTCAGTACTACCAAAACCAATAGTCCAGATACCAACAATATCTTTATATGCAGTATTAACCCATCCTTCAAAAGTAGCTACGCTTACTAAAAGAGCTGCGCCTACTGTTAACACTTTAACGGGCAGTCTCATTGTTATTCTTTTAATAGGGTTCTAGCATAATCAAGGTCATTTTCATGACTTTTTTGACAGTGTTCCTTGTCAAACCATAATATAAAATCAATTATTTTAGCCCAAATAGATTTAGTCCTCCAAGCTCTTCCTGAAAGAGACTCATTTGGATGCCCATTGAGAAAAACTACATTCAACATTTGGCTAAAAGCATCTCCTACCTTAATTAAGTACTTATTTAAGTAGGCCATACAATCGCCTCAAGTTCTTCAGCGGTTTCAGCCGCTTCGATTTGTGCCTTTAAAACCTTCGCCGTGCCGTGAAGGGTCGCACCGTAGACAGCGAAGGCAGAAACCATAGCAAGGACGCCCATTGCATCCAAAGTCATTGAGGTGTTGTCTGCGGCCATCCAATCAATGCTGAACGGTTGTCCTGCAAGGATTGAGGTCTGAGCGGCAATTGCAGCGACTTGAATCCGGTCTGCGCTGCGCTGGTCAGAATCAAATAGCTTGCCGTTGTATTCAAAGCCCTGTGTTTCGCGCTCATTCCGCTCTTGGTTGACTGCTGCGCGTTTACTGGCTTTTAGATCGTCCAATGAAGGGCTGGCAGGCGAGTGAAACGCTTCACCGTCAAACGTCCAGCTCGGCTTGCAGTCGTCAGGACACTCCAGCCAGTAGAACGGCTTTTCTTCGGAGAGTTGCGGGCCTTCCGGCGCGACACGAAGGATGGTGTTGTCAGATTTGATGAGTGCGTACATATATTTTCCTAAACGCTTAATTTAATCTCAAAAACAACAGTGACGTAATCCATTGCAACTGCTTGCGTTGAAGTTTCTCCCGCATAACTGGCAATGCCTGAATTGCTATCCCACAAAACAGCATCCTCAGATCTTAATCTGTCCATACGGCCGGACGGCACAACACTACTGTAAGCTTGCGCATCAATAACAACAGCCCCGCCAGAAACCCATGAACTTCCGTCCGTAACTTGCAGCGTGAGGGCTGGCCAATTAATAGTGGTACTGGCATTATTTGTTATCGCTGATGCCCCAATTGCCGCGTTACGATAAACCGCAGCGATCACACTTGATGCGTTTGTCCACGTACCCGTTGTTTCGCTATCACTTGTGGCAATCCTAAAGCCCACTCGCACGGCAACACTGACGCGCGAGCCAGACTGTATAGATGTCCATCCGGCAGGTAAAGACGGAATTGTGGTGCTGGTGGGATTAACGGCAACGACGACCAGTAAATCACCAGCTTTATGCGCCGGAAGTGTCGCAGATGTGGTGCCTGAGGCAATCCCCAAAAACTCGACACTTTTTGCCTCACCGCCCACCCCAAACCCTATTAAGTTGTTGATATTAAGCATCGTTTGCCGCGTCCGTAGTGTAGTTAAGGGTTACACCTAGCAGAAGTGCATCCACAGCCAGCGTGTCGGAACCATTGCTGACATTGCGATAAATCTCGAATACAACCCATTCAAGCTCAGAGGCATTGGCAATAGTGAGGGCGGACGATTCCGCAGCGATGTGAGTTTGGTAGGCGGTTGATGTGTTGTTGTCGGTCACCGTCACATCACTACCCCAAGCGGCATCAATTGTTTCATCGTTGCCGAGCGCCTTTGCCCGCATCGTCCACGCAACACCGTTGGTACTGGTGCTGTTTGCTGTCCAGACAGGTGTAAAGGTCACGGTAGATTCGTTCCAACCCTTTGGCATCCGAATCGCAAACTGTGCATACTCCGCCGTCGCAGTATCGAAATCAAGCGAGGCAATCATCGTGCCGTTTGTGCCACCTTGAACCGTACCGGCAGTAGCACCATTAGTAGTACGAGGCTTCATCGCACCGGCAGGAATCCAGCATGTTTGTTTCCCTACAGGATTTGCGTCAGCGGAAAGTTTCGCCGTCGTCACGACGCCGTTATCAATCGCCCAAGTAGCCCCTGAACCAGATACGGTAATGTCGCCTTTGTCGCCGTCTGAAACCCCGACCGTGATGCTGCCGCTGCCGGTGACAGGACTACCAGACACGGAGATACTGCCGCCTGAGGTGATTCCAACACTCGTCACGGTTCCCGCAGTAGAATTTGTAAAAGCAGCTATTTGAGATCCAGTTACCTTTTTAGAAGTCCCAGCCTCGTTAATCTCAAACTCATTTGTGCCTACTACAGCAGACGCAGCGGGTAAACCACTGATTTTTACGTTAGCCATTTAATAAATCCTTGTCCAAAAATCATTTATATTTTTATATGCCTGAATTGGGTTTACCCACTCACCATTATACTTAACTCTAAGTAAATTTCCCTCTTTCCATACTCCATTTACTTTTACATAAAATAGACTATTAAAAGGAATTATAGTAGCTTGGGCTATAATTGAAGAAGAGATTTGATTTGCTAAACCCTCTTCAGTAATTCTAGTGTCATCAGATTCTGTTATTCTAGTGTCGTCGGCCTCTGTAATTCTATCTAAAGAGATATTAAAAGCAGCTACCTGTCCATATATAATCTCAGGCATTAGTATATCCTTTTCCAAGCACCTGATATCTTCTTATACATAAACTCAGGCGCTTTCCAAACAGACTCATGTTTAGCATAAGGGTCTACTTCTGTCCAAACTCCTGCTACTTTAACATATGCTATAGAAGTGAATGGAATTCTAGTACCTACAACAGTAGAACTTAAAGAAGCAGTTACATTTAAAGTGCCTTTAAGTTTCTTACTAGGAACTACAATTAAGCTACCTGAGGCACTTAAGGAAGTCTGCCCTATTTTTCTATTTATAGCTGCTGCAGACAAAGTACTTTGAGCAGATACTTGAGTACTTCCGTTAAGTGTAAGAGACCCTGAAGCATTAATAGAGCTTGTAGCAGTAAAACTCTTACTTACATAAATAAACTTAAGGCCAGTAGCTGTAAAAGTACTTGTTGCTTCTCCTGTAAACTGCCCTTGCATATTGTTTACAGCAACTACTATCTTACTACCTGTAGTTGTTAAGGAAACTTTACCTGCTAGAGTAAGAGTACCTAGAGTAGTTAAATTCCCAGAGGCTTGGAGATTAGTACTACCTGATTCCAGAATTGCTGCAATATCTCCAAAAGCTTCAATAGTACCTGTAGAAGATAAAGAAACTACTCCCGGTTGTATTCTAACCCCTGTTACTACAAGAGTTCCACTACTAGAGAGGTTACTTGTTCCTAGTTGTGTTTTAGAGCCTGTTGCTGTAAGGGTAGCTGCACTGGATCCATCATGGGCCCCAAAGTGAACAACCCCGCCCAGTGTGAGATCACCTGCTGCAGTCATAGTACCAGATGCAGTTAGAGCTGTTTGTCCGTCTAAATACTTTTCTGTAATTCTAGTATCACTAGCTTCAGTAATTCTAGTATCACCAGATTCTGTGATTCTAATTCCAACTGTCGCTGCTGTAGATACTTCACCTACTGCGGTAATAGAACCACTTGAACTAAGATTTACTTGGCCTACTAAGGGCCCTTCTAAAATTTCAACGGTTCTTGCAGACCATCCCGAAGAGGTTCCTCCTACAGAAGCTGTTTCAGCACTCCAACTAGTAACACCACCATCAGTATCATGTATAGCTGCTTCATCTGTAGCGTCAGACACAGAATTTCTATTTATCATACTGCTAGGAGCAGTATCAATTGCTACGTTAGTAGATCTGTGTCCTGCAAACCCTACTACCCAACTGGATCCATTTGTAACTGAGAGAGATAAAGCGGGAAATGAAATTGTACTAGAACTACCATTAGTCCCTGCGTTTACCCCTAAAGGAGTACTTTGTTTGACTCCTCTATATACTGCAAATATAACTGATGTTGCATTAGTCCAAGTTCCTGTAGTTTCAGAACTTGACTGTGCTATTTTATAACCTAATCTTGAGCTATTTGTGTTGCCATTATTAGCTGTTGCTACTGAAGACCAGTTAACTCCAGAGGGTTGAGTAGGCACAGTTGTGCTACCATCTCTGTAAGCAAAAGCAAGGATTAAATCTCCAGCTTCATGAGAAGGTAGTGTAGCACTTGTTGTGCCTGTAGCAGACCCTATGTAACTAATAGGCATAAGTGCTACCTATTAGTTAGGCAATAGTTAAGTCAATATCACCAATAGCAAACTCAAGAGTATCACCATCGTTAACAGTCTTGGAAGCAGTCATAGCACCATGCCACAGAAGATTACCGCCACTAGAAGCATCAAAAATACCTACATGACTAACAGTGCCATAGTTAGCACCAGAAGCAGTAAAAGAAGGAGCATTGGTATTAGAGGTAGTGCCTCCGGGAGTAGAAGCAGCGTCAAAAGTTACTGACTGTCGGGCATAACCTCCAGTAGATACTTCAGTACCACCGCCTGAATCACTAGGAGCTGCTGTATAAAGAGCAAGATACCAAGCTGTTGGACGAGTAGCAGTACCATTAGTCATCAACCAATCAAGTACCAGTTTTTCTGCATGATCTGATAAAGCGGACATAAATTTTCCTTTTAAATATTAAGCACTAACACGGAACCAAATATCACCATCTTGACCACCAGATGGTGCATCAGTAGAGACAGTAACATTCTGAGTAAGGTTTACATAATTATCATAGATATTCTGCATCAAAGTTAATAGATCTTCTCCATTAACATAGACAACCCCTGCATTAAGAATGTCATTACCATTCATATCCAGATCGTTTTCCATCTGGTTAGGTTCACCAGAAGGATTATCTCGATACAGAACCTTTGAATTCAGCTGTGTTTCAATAGCATCAAACGCATTGTTTAACGCTGTGGTAGAAGCGTATCCGCTAGAGATATTACTAATATTAATCTTTGCCATTTAGGACTTCCTCTTTTTACTGTCGGCTTCTTTTTTAAGATTCTTCTTAGCGGAGATTGCTTGGAGATTGGACTTACTGTTGTTCCTTGGGTTAGAGTCTTTGTGATCCACATGTCTAGGATCTCCTACCTTTAACCCTGCCTTACGTCTTGCAGAGTTTCTGGAGGATCTATCTTTACCTCGTTGATCCCCATTCTTCTTTTCCCACTCTCGTTCTTTCTTGTAGTCTCTTTTTCCATTAGTCATGTATGGCATATTATACCTCTGGTATTTCTAGAGCAAAGTCAAAACCATCTAACTCAGCTTGTTTGATTTTATCAGGAAGAGTGCCAGCAGTATAACCCCAATCAGCTAACCAGTTATTCATACCATCATTATAGGTATCACCATAACTATTAGCTTTGAAGAAAGCAAGTGCTTGATCATTACTAGGGTATTGCATTACTTACCTCCAGATACAACACTAAGCCCAAGACGTTCCATATCTTCTTGAAGCTCTTTAGATACTCCTGCTTGGATCTTCTTTTCTCGTTCTACTTCTTCTTTAGAAGGACGACCACGTGTTGGTGCATAACCCTTGTCAGCAAGGTACTTAGCTGCGTTGAAACCTTTTGCATCATCTTCTCTGGAAGCAGCAATAAGAGACTTGATGGCTTGTGCCTTAAGTTTGATTTCAAGTTCGTCTCTCCATCCCTTAACTGTATTACGAATCTCTGGAATAGTTTCAATAGCTAGCTTATTCCAGTGATCCCAAGAACCGAATACATCCAGAGCAAATTCATACTCAAAACCGGGAATGTGATCATAACTCATGTAGATCTGTTTAAGAGAAGGATATGTTACCTTACCCTTTTCAAGATCATATTCTTTTAAAGAAAAGAGAGGACTGTATTTATCCTCATCCTCTTTAAAACGAAATTCCCAGAAAAGACTCTGGGTTCTGTAACGACCCATTGAATCTTTTAAATCTGAGAAGGAATAGTTCTTTTTAAATGAAGACACAATATTTATCTTTTAATAGACGTGTTATAATTAGTATAACACAAAAGAAGAAAAAAGTCAAGAAGAATTTTCACGGAGAAAGAATGTCTTTGATCTAGACACCTTAGATACACTTATGCTCGAAAGAGCAAAGCTATAAAAAAGTATTAGATTTGTTTTTTCTTTAATCTAATATTTTTAGTATTAGTAATAGTTTTTTTAATTGCTTTACTAATACTTTTATTATAGCATATTTTTATTCATTTGTCAATAGGTAAAGAGAGAAATATTAAAATAAATAATTTAGAAGGTCTCTGTAGTCGCTTAAGTTCGTTAGAACTCACTAAAGCGAAGCGAAGGGTCGAACTTACCCTGAGCCAGCATCTAGTTCAGTACCTTATCCCCCAAGTACTTGTTGATATCCATAATTTCTATGAGAAAAATTAGAGGTGTAATGCATCCTAACTATCCATAGGGGTAGTCCCCCCTTATCCCCCTAAGACATAATCACTATATATAGTAATTATTATGCTTAATATCCCCATATATTGTGGTTAAGGTAGGGATAGTGGTGGATTTCATCCACACAACTATTCCCACATCTAAGTCATTGATATCCTTTATATACTAACTATATCCCACTTAACATACATTAACAGCTTAATAACATGCTTAGTTTCCCACTTAATACTTGGATAGTTCTCTTATGATACATTCATTACCCACCTTCGCTACGTCAAAGCCTCACGGTCGTTCGCCTTCGCTCAGACTACCTTTCAATCACGTCTCGGCTTCGATCCCTCGCCTCGTTAACCTATTACTTAGACGCTTCGTTGTCACTACGCTGAACTACTTACAGCTAATACACACACACGAAACAAGCAAGCTATTCTGCGGAGTAAACCCTAAAAAATGCTCCATTGTCAAGTGCTGCGCACTTATATTTGCTGATATGTATTGACAACAACTATAAATTATTTATCATGATATCTATGACCAAATATAACTGCTTGTCAGCAAGCTGACTCGTTTCACTCGCACTGTGACAACCGCATTTTTAACGGTTAAGATAGCGCCATAGCGTGCTCGTTATGTGTGTATGCTATACTTTCTAATCCTATGGAGAATATAACATGAAGTTACATGAAAAGATTTTCGAGGTTGTCTACACAATGGTAGTCATCTTCGGATTTGTAGTAATAGTATCAATGATCGTTTCAAACTAAACTTAATTTAAATTTAAAGGAAATCAAAATGGCTAAGCAAACACAAACAATTTACACTTTCGACAATCTTATCAATGGTCGTCATGGCAATGCTCTCAAAGCACTGGCACTGACAACAGTCAACTTTGAACTGTCAAGACAGATTGCACAACATCCTCAACTGAAGATGCCTGTCAGTCGTCCAAGCAGTCCTGATGACCTTCGTGATGCTATGACCCTTCCTGAATTCGAAGGTCGTAGCTCAATTCAAAAGCTGGATGTTCTTCTTGATGGTCTAGTTGCTACCTGCGCCTTAATTAAAGACGTTGCATCAACCACTGACTATGATGCAGCAGGTCGATTGACTCGTCCATTCGCTTGGATTATCGACCGCTGCCGAACACCTATCAGTGCAGTCACCGCAGCATTTGAATGGCGTGCTGACATGGCAGCCAAGGTAGCTGGTGAACAAGCTCAGATGCTCGGTGTCAAAGATGCTAAGGACATTGAAGCTAAAGCTCGTGAACGTGCTATGGCACAAAACGAGGAGCGTATGAACTATGCTCTGGCTGAAGTTAATTCCAACACCACGATGCAGCTCATGACAGAAGATGAGGTTAACTTGATTGACCTTCTTCTTGACCTGAATCAGAAGACCTATGATGGGCTGCGCCTTGTGCATCAAGCAGCACAGAATGAAATGACGAGAGCTCGCAAGCGTTTGGAAGCAGGGTTATACACAACAGTTGACCCTGAAGTTATCCTCTTCGCTAAGAGTGCCCTCCCTGATGTAGAATAACAGTGTTGGATTAGCCCACTTCGGTGGGCTTTTCCCATGTCTACATCATGTAATTCATACTTAACCAAGACCGGGTCGGTCACGTTTAAACATAGATCTAGGAGATCTAAAATGAAACTCTGCATTGATTGTAAACACCACTCTACAATACTTTATCAAGAAGACGACTTAACTTGGAAAAGGCATATATGCTCTTTTGCTGGAATAATCTCGCCTGTTACAGGAAGAGTTGAAAATCCAACTCAAAAACATGTTCAATGTGAATACCAACAAAGCCATAATCAATACACTTGTGGAACTACTGCAAAAGGGTTTGACAAATTAATTTAAAGTGAGGTGTGGTAATGAGAACAAAACATAGTGCTGCTCTAGTGCTAGTAGCCGCTAGCACCCTGTCAACATTTTTATGGGCTTTTTTTGGCTTTCAATGGTGGGTCACTCCAGACCATGAGCTAAAAGAATTTTTAATTCTAGCGTTCCACATGGTAGGAATGATTTTTGGAACAATTTTTTTAATTACTGAATCGAGCTGAAAAATGAGAACTGAATATGACGACGTAATCCGCGCATGGCTTGATGGTGCGGAGGTGGAGCAAAGGCAAGCGGAGTGGACAGACTGGGAGCCGTTTGATGGTGACTGGATTCTAGACGGTGAGTGGCAATACCGCCTCATCAAACCAGCGCAAGAGCCGAAGTATTTGTATGTTTACACCTACGACAATGATGGTGTGCTGATTGAAGCTGCCCCTATGCCTGTTGAACGAGGAATATACGCAGGCAAAATCAGATTGGAGGAATGAAATGGAAGAAAGTACCTATGAAGTTCATATTCGTAGAGGTGTACTAATCAATGATGACCCTCAAAAACGATGTTACAACGGCTGCTATTTTAAAAGCCATATAGAATGGAGTGAATGGGAGCACTGGATGGATTATCCAAGCCTCGCCCATGCCGAACAAGCCTGCCAAATCTTTGCACGTGATACACAGCAACTCAAAGTAGTCGTAAAGAGTATAAAGGAGGAATGAAATGAGGATTTATGAAGATATTATGGATTGCCTTTTTTCGTTTGAGTTTTATGTAGTAACGTTGGTGGGCTGGTGTTTTTGGCAGGGAATCTTTTTCCTTGTGTCACTTATATTTTAGGAGAGTAAAATGATCAACGACCTAAACGAACTGAAACAAAAATACGCCGAACTCGGTGAGGAAATCAAACGGCTGGAAGATGCACCGAAACCTTGGCCTCAAGTTGGGGATGATGTTTTTATTTTATGTGATGCTGGCACGATAATTGAACGCAAGTACATGAAAGAAAATTTATTCGTCGCAAGAGCATTATGCCAAGGCAGCGGATTCCGCACATTTTTAGAAGCCAAAGCCAAAAGGCACTACCGCGAGGTAGCTTGCAGCCTGAGCCAGCAGGAGGGGGCGCGGAAGTTTGTGGTACATGAAAAAAATTACGGACTAGGCTTCGACGCTGAGGATAAAAAACTTATTATCTCTTGCAGCCGTGTTTTTACAGGTAGCCATCTTAATGCTTACTATGGCACAGACGAGCATTGCAGAAACGCCATCGCCGCTGTCGGTGAGCAGGAAATCATCCGCGCTATTCGGTGGAAAGAACTAGGAGAAACATCATGACAACACCACACAAATGGGCTGCTGAGATACACGCAATGGCAGATGGGAAAGCGGTTGAGGGCCTTATTGGAAACTGGTATCGAGCAACTGCCGCCATAAACCCTTTAACCCGCCCAGACCTTAAATGGCGCATCGTGCCGGACAAGAAAGTGCTCCGGTATCGGGTGGCAAAGATGAGCGACCACAAAGTGTTTTGGCTAGATACTGTTTATATACAATATAATGCAGAGCTTGTTCAAGAGTCAGAATTCTTTGTCGAATGGCTACACGACTGGCAAGAAGTGGAGGTGGAGTGATGTCTTACTCAATTTTGTGCGATGCGCGAAAAGGTAAAAATTTAGACATAGATTATTTGGGATTGGTTGACCGCAAAATCACAAAGCGAACTTGGTGGACTTCGGACGATGCCAATCTGCTGCTCAGATACCACTCCAAAAGTGCTGCTGACTTTGTAGCAAGGCGACTAAAACTTAATAACGCGCGGGTAGTACCCAGCGAATATGCATCAACTGTAATAGATAGACAGCGCCGCAGAATCGGCATAAAAGTTGATGATTTTGATGGAAGCTGGGCTTCACATAACTATTAAAGGAGGTGGAGTGATGGACGAGAAAATTAAAGCCGCACTAGAAGCTTCAGGGCTGTTAAAGATTCTGGACGAGCACGCAGGCGAATACGGTAATGGTACGTATGAAAACACGCTGTATCCAGAAGCGGACTTATTTGCCGAGCTGATTGTGCGGGAGTGCATTAGTTTACTTCCAGATGAGTGCCAATGTGACGAATCTAAGATTCACGCAAGCTGGAAAATTAAGCAACACTTTGGTGTTGACAATAACCCAACTTGCATGCACAAATGGAGTAGAGACGGGGAGCGGTGTATCAAGTGTGGCTCTAAAGACTGGATGACGGACAATGAATATAAACCAAATGACGCAGTAGGGAGTTGAAGATGAATGAGAATATTAAAGCGTTACTGAACCAAGCAGAACTTGATGTGTTAGGTGGGATGATAGTGGACGCTGTATCTGGGTTCGAGGGTATTACCGCAGAACAACTCGAAAAATTCACCGAGATGATTGTGCGTGAATGTATTGATTATTGTGGGGAAAAGCTATCAAAACAATATATTGAAAACCATGCCGAAAAAGAACAAGTTTTGCTTCTGGCATCAATCGCTGATTATTCTAACGAAATCAGAAAACACTTCGGAGTAGAGCCATGAACCACATTGACGTAATGAAACAGGCTTTGGCGGCTCTTGAATGGGTAATAAACGGAGGCCCTTATCCAGCACTAGAATATAAGGCAGTGGAAAACTTACGCAAAGCCATCGAAGAAGCGGAGAAGGTTGAACCTGTGGCATGGATGAGCCCAAACAAAGAACGACTTGAATTTGCGCGAAAAGATACCGTGTATGGAACGCATACAATTCCGCTCTACACTACACCACCGCAACGTGAATGGGTTGGGTTGACGGATAAAGAAATAAGAGACATTCATTGGTCAAAACCAATGGACGAATACGGATATGCTCGTGCAATCGAAGCCAAGCTAAAAGAAAAAAATACATAAGCAACAAGCAAACACCAAGGTCGGTCACTAATACTTGCTAATAAGGAGATACAAATGATTATTCCAGAAATGTGGATAGTAATTGAATATACCCATGATAATGAAACAACTAAAAAAGTCTATGCAGGCTGGCGAGGAGGTTACACCACCTCTGATAACTGGAGACTTAATTCAGGAATCAAAGAAGAAATTAATCATGATGATTATTGGGAATTCAAAGGTTACTCTGGATCTACATATATTTGTCATAAAAATCTCCAAGGAATTCATGGAATATACTTAACAGAGACTTTAAACAGTATTCTAGAAAAAACAAAAGGTAAAGTAATCCCCTACTAGAGGACTAAAATCATGGATATTTCTAAACTAAATTATCCAGCTATCAATGAAGAATTTTGTTATTGGTATTTTAAAATCAATGGGAAATTCCCGAAAGGAGAGTGTAATTACAGCAAACAAAACTTAATCAGATATATTAAACGCTTTAAAAAAGAATTCAACCAAATAAATCGGAGTCAGCTTAAATGAAACCATTCACTTTAACAGATTTAAGAGCATCAAATT